GTGCTGGTGAGCAATCCGCAATGCAGCAGATGACACAGTTAAACCAAGATCTAACCAATCTAGTTGTAAATACTGGCTCTCTTTACTATGAATTTGACACGTCAGTATCACAAAATGGCTTTGACTTCGCTTCAGAAGGTCAAGTAATATTGGATGAGCGTGAGATCTTCGACAATTACGGTCGCTGCATGTTAATGAATCCACGCGATTTAAAAACATTTGCAACTGACCTATCAGGCCGTGAGACTCTTGGCTCAAAAGCTGAGCGTGCTGAAAATGCCTACGCTACTGGTAATGTTGGTGAGTATGTGGCTAGCTTTGATATCTATAAAGGCCCATTCCTTCCAACTATCACTGGCTCTGCAATCGAAGAAACCACGGTAGATGGTGACGTATCAGAGAAGCCAGAAGGTGGTATTGTTGATGAAGTAACTAACACGGTAATCAATATTGACTATCGTCGAGGTACGATTCCTGTCGTTGATTCGTCATCTTATGCTGTTGGTGACTACATTAAGTTTACTAATGGTATTGATGATGTTGAGTCTGTTGGTCTAGCCTCTAAGCAGGAGACCGGTACAGCTATGACGTTTAAAGTTGTCAGTATTCCAAATGGCACAACTATTGAGGTATTCCCTAAGCCTATCGCGCTAGACGATCCTGGTCTAACTACGCTTGAGAAAGCTTATGCAAACATTAACACCCAAATCCTTAATGGTTCTGTTGTTGGCAAGTTAAACACAGAAAACGCTGAAGACAAGAAAGCTAATATCTTTTGGGCTAAAGACTCAATTAAGATGATTGGTGGAGATGCCCCTTGGCAGTTAATGAGCGAGTTTGATGGCAATAAGGTTCTATCTGAAGCGCTTACTAGTGGCATTACTCTGTACATGGTTTATGACGGAGACATAGTAAAAGGCACATTCCGCTATCGTATCTTTGTATGGTATGGATTGAGCAACTTTAATCCTATGGCGAATGGTGTCGGTATTACATACTAACCAATATGGAAATAAAAAGGGGCTTTTAGCCCCTTTTCTTTTTATGTGGTAAAATGTTTATAGGTTAAATTAATGAGGGTAAGTTAATGTCTCATGTTCTTATTTACAAGGAAGGAGATTCATGCTTAATACGTGGCATTAAATGTGACATGAAGCGTGTTGGTTTTTTTGAGGCCGAAAAGCTTAAAGTTTCAGGCTGGGTTTCTTCTGTTTATGATTTATATGGTAGCAAAGATGAAGAGAATAAAGCGGAGTCAACTATCGAAGAGGCGAGCGTATCTATTGGTCAGACATTCAAAGAAGACCCAAAAAAGCTAACTAAGGACGAGTTAAAAGATTATGGGGAAACCTTTGGGTTAAAACTAAGTAAACGAATGCTTGAGGATAATATGATCTCAGCGATTCAAAATGCCATAAAGGTACAGTCATGAGCACTAGTGTAGTGGCCATTAAAGACACCGGTAGGCAGATATCCAAAGTTGATGTAATTGCAGATGCGTACTCTAGACTTAGGATATCCGGACTAACAGTAAACCCAACCCCAGAGGATTTAGAGATAGCCCTTATCCGACTTGAAGATATGATGGCAATGTGGCAAAGCAGAAATATCGATGTAAACTATTTCTTTGAGGATATTCCAGACCCAAACTCTCTAACCAATGTAAATGCGGCTTATAAGATGGCGTTATCATTGAATCTAGCGGCGTTGCTGATACCTGATTTCAACAAACAAGTTCCTCAGATTTTATACCAGCAAGCATCGGCAGCGCTTGATAATATTTCTGGCAGAACTGCCTTGCAACGGCTTAATCAAGTTCCATACCCTCGCAGGCAAGCTATAGGCTCTGGGAATTCATTGAGGTGGAATAGGTGGAATCGTTTTTATAGAGAATCGAACTACCAGCCAAATGTAAACAAATCAGAGCAAATATTTGTTGGTGACATTAACGACTACGTGGAGAACTTTGATTCATATCTAAATGAGAATGAGGTGATACAAAGTTTTGACATTCAACTTGATTCTGGCTTAGAGCTGGTTTCTTCTGCAATTTCTGCCGATCTCATTTCTGTTGAGTATAGAATTAAGGCGCTAAACCCTAGCAATTCAGATAACAACTACGTATCGCAAGTTACAATAATAATCACTACCGATTTTGGTAGAGTTGAAACTAGGCGAGTGTTTTTCAATGTATCATTCGCAAGAAGTGATAGTTAGTATGGAGGTATTGTAATGCCATTGGTACAATTTAAGCTAGATATGGCAAGCAAGCAGACTCGCGGTATTTTTGATATGTATGTATACGAGCCGGGTAATGGTGATGAACTAGAGGAAATACAATCGTTAGGTTACTTTTCTGACTCTAGGTTTAAAACTAACCCATCATGGGTTGGATCTATCATTAACGTTATTGCAGATGATACGTATGCATTACTAAAGGTGCTACCTGATGACGCAACAGAAGTTCTCTATGATACATCAATGGGTGGGGCTGGAATGCCAGTTGCTCCAGGCGATCAGCTATATGTGGCATTTGACAATAAATGGGAAGCAGCTATAAGAACAGCCTCATCAAATGTCTTTACGTGGTCAACAGATACAGATACTAGTAATCCTGGTATTGGGCTAATTAAGGTAAATAACGCTGATTACACGTTAATAAATGAAATGTACATAAACAGCAGCACACTAAATGGTCGAACTATTGACCAAGTTGCTGAGGAAATACGACAGGATGATATCTTGAGATTTGCCCAGTACGGGGCTGGCAATACACTAACAATCAAGGTTGCGTCTCTTCCAATTTACAATGGAGATTGGTGGACAATTCCAGTCGTATATCTAGGATCAGATGGTGGGTTTGCTAATGGTGTTGATGTTACTCAGGACTATTTCCCTACTTCAAAAACATCACCAGTATTCATTGAGTCGCTTCCTTTATCAGAGACTAATGCCGATTGGGATTTAAATAGGCAGATAAAGTTAAATGAAGACTTCACGATCGGATACACTAAAGCAAAAGTAACATTTAGCTTTGAACCATCTAGTGAATCAAATAATAGATCTGTCGTGGTCGGAATTTGGATGGATGACATCATGTTTGAGACTGAGTTTGAGTTAGATCCGAAGAATAGTGACAATAAGCCTTATATAACAAAGGTTTTTTATTATGATTTTGGAACTGTAGGTCTGTATAACGCAAAGGTGTACTTCGGTGGTCGTGGCGGTGGAAACTCATCAGAGGTTGGCCTTAAAAACGTTAGAGTGATAGTGGAGTCTGTCGAATGATAATTACCTATAAGGAAGATGAGCACAACGTTGTAAGCCTAAAGGCTATATTTAAATCATTAAGCGATCTAGGTGTTAGCGATTCAATTATTCTGCTAAACGTAAGCTTAACTATTGAATCTGATACTTTGACTGAGGAGGTTGCAGATTTAGCAGTTATCAGTGCTGATGGTGATGGATTGATACAGAGCAAAGTAGATAAAATAAAAGAGATTGAAGCCAAATCAAAAGAGCTAACCGAAGTTGGCGTTGAATCTTGGGAGCAAGGTAAAAGCGTTAGCGTTTCTGAAGCTGAATTTTATAAACGAATCGCAGCCTATCAGTTCTATACTCAAAACCCTAGCGAACTGTCGGAGAATACACCTTACATATCTAGCACTATAGAAGGTGGTATTATCTCAACAAGTAATGTACAGGACATTGATGACATGTCAAAAAATATCAAACATCGACTGGATTACATCTACTTTTCCATGGTGCAAAATCCTGACACTAGCAAGTCTGAGATTATCTTGCGCGCAGAAGTAGAACTAGCACAAACAATAGAAGATGTTGACGCAATTATTGATTTGAGGGTGTGATATGCCAACTACACCAATAACCCTAATTAAAGGGGACCGCATTTCTGAGGGTGACTACAGAGATAGTTTACCGGTCAATATGTACGCCGTAGCTAGGGAGATACGAGGATCTAATGGCTACCTTATTAATCAACCTGGAATATCTGAATTCGGAACGACTCTTGGTGTTGATAGGGGTGGATTTTACGCTGAAAGATTTTCAACACACTTTAGGGTAACAGGTGAAAAGCTAATTGAGGTTTCGATGTCTGGTGATATTACGGAAATTGGTGATATCACTGGATCATTGCAAGCTCAGTTAGATCAGTCATTTAATAACTTTGTAGTTGTTGCTGATGGTAAGTGCTGGTATTACAACCCATCAGATGGATTTAGACAGATAACCGATCCAAATATAGGCAATCCTATTGACGTTTGTTATATCGATGGTTATTTCTTTTTTACTGATGGTGCAACCCTTTACCATACTACACTTGCAGACCAGGAGGTAATTGAGCCTCTAGACTTCTTGACCTCAATATTCTCACCAGACCCTGTTTTTTCCGTTAAGAAAACTAAAGATAACCAAGTAATAACATTCGGCAGATACTCGACTGAGTGGTTTGCTAATGTTGGTAGTGAAAACTTTGCATTCCAGCGTTTACCAGGCAAGGCCATTAAGGCAGGTATAGTTGCAACTCAGTGCCAAACTGAGATGGATGGTATTTACTTTATTCTTGGCGGAAGAAAGGAAGAATCACCAAGTATTCATGCTGTAAGTGGTGGCTCAATTCAAACGGTAGCAACAAGAGAGGTCGCAAAGATAATCGACCAGTACACGGAAGAGGAGCTTAAAACTGCCTCTCTAGAATCTAGAGTTGAAGATGGCTACATGTTTATGCACATCAACCTACCTAACGAAACACTAATGTACAACCATACAATTGCTAAAAAACTTGGTGTTGATAACGCTTGGTCGATATTAAAGACATCTGTGACAGACCAGAATGGATGGGTTGGCATTAACGGAATATTCGATCCTAGAATTAGCAAATGGCTATATGGTGATAGATTTTCACCAAGGATAGGTGAGCTTGATAACACCATATCAACCTTGTACGGCGAAAAAGTAGAGTGCAAATTTTACAGCCCAATGATAACTCTTGATGATATGTCCATTGATAAAATAGAAATTAAGACGATATCAGGCTTTACGGTTGAAGAAGCCACTATGGCTATTAGTCTTTCTTATGATGGAGAGACTTATGGTAAGGAGTGGTTTAACCTTTACGGAAATAAAAACCAAAGGGGTTATAGATTTATAGCTAGGAGAATGGGTTACGTGCGAGATTATGTTGGGTTCAAGTTTAGGGCTGTGACACCATCACGCTTAGCAATAGGGGCATTAGAGGTTACTTATGGCTGATTACATAATAACACAAACAACTCAAACCCTAACAGATCAAAGTGGGATAAAAGAAGCGTTTATGGGTATATCAGAAATTGGCGCCAATGATTACGCCGGCAAGACCTTTGATATATTCAGGTTAACAAGGGCGATAAACAGACTTGCTATTGATTCAACTACTCTTGATGGCTCTGGCTCCCCAGAGGGATTAATTACATCAAACTTAACAAAAATTTACATTGACACAGATGTGAACCAGCTCTATTTCAATCCTGTAGTTGGAGTCAATACTGGATGGGTGGCTTTATGATTTGCCAGTTGTGGAGTAAGCCAGAAATTGATATTCCTCATGATGAGACACATATATTTTTCTCCTGGAAAGGATGCGTTTTCTTTAGCGCAACAAGAAGAGGTGATGCTTTAGACTGTCATGTAGCTGCGAAAGGTAAAAACAAGCTTTTACTTAGGGAGGCGATTGGACACTTTTGTAGGTATGCGATGTTCACTTACCCTTGGTGTAGTAAAGTGTCTGCATGTGTTAAACTTAAGTCTGTAGAAAACCTATGCCTAAAGTGTGGTTTCACTGAGGTTGGCATGATTGGAGAGTGTAAGGTGATGATATGGGTAAAATAGTAGGTAAGTTTACTGATGCTATAGGTATTACAGATTCAAAGGCTGGCGAGAGAGCTGCGTCCGCATCTAGGGATTCGTCAGAAATTCAGGCTCTGTACCAACAAGAAGCTCTAGACTTCATGAAGCAACAGGCAAAATTGCCTACAGAAATTAGAGATCAAGCTCTAACTAATCTTCAGTCGTTTTATATGGGAGGCGATGATTCTGGCTTTTATGATAAAATTACATCAGATCCAATGTTCCAGAGACAATTAGTCGGAATGGAGGATGCGGCACTGAGGAATGCAAGTGCTACCGGCGGTCTTCGTGGTGGCCAGTCAATATCTGATGTATCCAAATTGCAAGATCAACTTGTTATGAATAGGCTTGGCGGCATACAGCAACTTGCAGGATTAGATACATCAACAAACCAAATTGCTCAAATTATAGGGAATATCGGACAAACTAAAGCGCAAGGTTTAACCGCAGCCGCGCAAGCTCAAGCGGCTGGTAGTCAACAGAACTTTGGTAATTTATTGGGGCTTGGGCAGTTAGGCATTGGAGCTGGAATGTTATTCTCTGACGAAAGACTTAAATCGAACATTGAGCCAATAGGAATTGGAGCTGGAATGTTATTCTCTGACGAAAGACTCAAATCGAACATTGAGCCAATAGGAATTGAAAATGGTGTTCCTATGTTTACTTGGAAATGGAATGATAAAGCAAAAGAGCTAGGGTTATCTGGTAGTGGCTACGGAACGTTAAGCAAACACGCGAAGGAAATTAAACCCGAATCTATCTCTGTTATTAATGGTTACGAGGCTGTAGATTATAAAATGCTAGGAGTGAGTAATGGCTAATCCATTTTATGTAGACCCAACAGCAGGCATTGATAGAGGTGCAATGATTGGCCAGTTAGGTAAATCTCTTGCTGGCCTTGGAAGTGTATTGGGTGATCGTAGAAACCAAGAGTTAGCGCAAGCTAAGCTTGCTGAAGGTAAGATGGCAATGCAATCCGCTTTTGACTCTGGCGACCCTAACGCGATAGCTGATGTGATGATTCAATACCCAGAAATGTCGCAAACAGCTCAGAACGCTATGCAGTTCAAGAATGATGCAACTAGAGAAAATATGATTGGTTCGGCGCGTGAAATTACGATAAATCCAAGCGGTGCCGAGGAAGTTCTCACTAAAAGAATTCAAATGCTTTCAGATCGAGGGGTCGACCCAACAGAGACTATTTTGGCATTAAAAGAGTATCAAGAAAATCCAGAAGGCTTCTTGGCTAATGCGAGAAATACATTTGCCATTTATGATCCTAAAGGATTCCAGTCTTACCAGTCTGCTCAACTAGAAAATGAGAAGTATGTAAATAAGCAAATGGGCACCGGTTCTATGTCTGGATATACATTCGACCCTTCAACTGGAAAATACACAATTCAGAAAGATATCAAAGACCAGCTAACCGCAAAAGCAGATATGGAAGCTAGAGAGGCTGAAGAGAAAAGCGGAAAGGTTGATATAAAGACAAGGCAGTCTATCAATAAAGATTTCACCTCTCTAATTAAAGATAGCGTGTCTATAAACAAGGCAGCAAAAGACCTAGATAAATTAAAGGCAACCAGCTCACCAACAGACCAATTGGCGGCAATCTTTAAATTTATGAAGTCTCTAGACCCGGCATCGGTGGTTAGAGAAGGTGAGCAGCAAATGGCCCAAACAACCGGAGGTCCGGCTGACTTTCTTGTTGGCTACGTTAATCAGATAAAGGGCGATGGCAAATTAACAGATATCGCATTTAGCAATATGGTTAATACTGCAAAAAATCTTTCCGATAGTGCTGTTGATGTTGCTAAATCCGAGTCATCAGACTGGCTTAACGTGTACGGTGATACATTGCCAGCAAAAATGAGAGCATCACTGGAGAAGAGGATTCCAGCTAGATTTGAGAGAGTTAAACCAATGGTTGTTGATAATACACCAGATCAGACTGTTGAGCCTGCACAGCCTACAGAAAAGCAAGCACCTCAAGCAGCGCTTCAATACTTACAACGGAACCCACAAATGGCTGAGCAGTTTAAATCTAAATACGGGTATTTACCGGAGGGGATGTAGTGGCTAATGTTTTTGATCAGTTTGACCAACCTCAAGGTAATCCGTTTGACCAGTTTGATGCAATCCTAGAAACTCAAAAGACTGGACTAGGAATGCCTCAAGATGATCCATACTTCTTGCCAATAGAGGATGGTCAGGCAGTTGCAGTTCCAGAAGCTCCTGGAGGAAAGAAAGGTCTAGATGAGTTTGCCGCACCAGAAACCGCTATCGGTGCTATTGAGTCTGGTCTTTCAGCCATAACTGGAGGCACCACTGGCATGGCTACTGGTGCTGCTGGTGGACTGGTTGGAATGCTTGGTGATCTAGCTAATATCCTAACCCCAGAAGAGGCTCAGGAATTACAGCAAAGATGGGCAGCTTACGGTACTTATCAGCCAATAACGGAGGCGGGAATTAGGCAAGTTGAAGAGATTGGCGCTATTACAGGGACGCTTCCACCAATAATGGGGCCCGCTACACCAAGAGTTCGAATAGGAAAAGAGTCTAGACCAAGATTAGTTAGCGATCAAGTGAGAAGGGCTGAACAGTTTTCCGAAGATAAAGGAGCTCCATTGATGGCGACTGATATTTACCAGCCATCTACATTTGCCGGTAAGGCCGTTAGAGGAGCTGCCGAGAAGGTTCCAGTCGTTGGAACTGGTGGAAAAAGGGCTGAGCAACAAGAGGCGAGACAGAGATTTACTGGTGATTACATTGAATCATTTGACCAAGTAACAGACTTAGATCTCTACAATGATTTGTTGCGAGGAAATAAGCGAGATCAAGCTATAGCTAATCGCTATAATGAGATCGGAAAACAAATGGGTGACACTGTTGTTACTCCATCTAAAACCATTTCAGTTATTAATTCCGAGTTAGAGAATCTAACCAAAAAAGGCAAGGTTCAGTCACCAGAGGTAATAAATAAACTTGAAACATTGCGAGAACAATTATCATCTGGAGAGGTTGATTACCAAGGGATGCGCAACAACAGAACCTTAATGCGAGAAACGTTAAAGTCTGAGGAAAGTAAGACATTGTCAGATAGAGTTATCAATAGGGTTTACAGCGGTATGACTGAGGATATTCAAGACGCTGTAACAGAAAATCTTGGAAATGAAGCAGCAAGAAAACTAAAACAGGTTGATCGCGCAACGTATGATAAGTACAACGAAACCAAGAAAACAAAGCTTAAAAACGTGCTAAATAAAGGCGATGTTAAACCAGAAGAAGTAACAAAAATGCTACTTAGTAATGATAAGTCTGAGGTTTCTAAGCTGTACAAAGCCCTTGATAATTCAGGAAGGAGTAATGCAAGATCTCTAATTATAGGAGAGTTAAGGAAGGTTTTTGATGAAACTGATAGCCCGGAAAGAGTAATGCAAAGAGCGAGAAAGCTTGGTAACCAGTTTGAGACGTTTTTCAAAGGCTCTCAAAAGGATGATTACCTTAACCTAGCGTCATACCTAAAGCAAACAAAGCAAGCAGCAAATTCAGGAGTTTATAATCAAAATGGTCAGCAATTAATGGCTGCTATCACAATGGCTCCTGTGGCTGACATTGCTGGCGCAGGAGGAGTTGCAACAGGTGCTGCGGCAACGATTGGCCTTGCTGGAAGGGTGTTAGAATCAAGACGCGTAAGAATCGCGCTAAGAAGACTTAAGGGGATTAAACCTTACACACCAGAATACAATCAAGCCTTGATAGCGCTTGATAATGCTGTCAATGAGGTTAGTGGTGATAACGAGTAATATCGTATGAGTAACCAAGGCACAATATAATCAATAACGTACAGATAAAAATCAACATAAGAACTCCATAAACTAAATCAAAAGGAAAAATCATGGCTCTAGTATTACTACCTTACATGTATGTTCCAGACCCAATAAGGGGGCGACCTGTTTTTAGCGGTAAAATATACATAGGCGAGGCCGACACAGACCCAAGAATACCAGCAAATCAAAAAATAGCGACTCTAGTTCAGGAAAATGGAAGCAGAATTGAGGCAGAGTACCCAATACTAACTAATGCCGGAGGTGTTCCAACCTATAATGGGTCACCAGTGGCAATCGATGTTGTTGGTACTTACTCACTGGCAATAGATGATAGGAACGATCAGCAAGTTTATTACTATCCTATAGCTGGTGATGATGTCGAGTTTTTAGCTACCGACTTAAGATCGATAATGTTTGATCTTGGTCTTACTTATGATGATATCGGTACAGTTCTAGTTCTTGGTGTCGAGGGCACTGAACTTAATGAGGCTAGATATATACTTGATGTTGTTACTGGTGAAGTTTGGATTCTAGGCCCAGATATCCCTCTTGGCACAACGGTTGTTAGTTTATCTGGCTCAACTCTAGTCACCAACAACGGGCAGTTTGAACTAAAGAGGGCTCCAAACAGCGCGAATCAAATTGCACCAAATTTAATTAAAACCTCACGCCTGGTCGTTGAAGGCACAACAGGAGATCAGCTACCAACCAACGGCGTAGATACATCTTACACACTTAACTCTGAGGTGGCGCTTGATTGTATCGCAGGAACTGCAATCACTGACTTAACCAATGATGAAGTGGGTGATACTGGTAACTGGATTGCCGCAAGCGGTGAGATTTACTATGAAGTTGAAATGGGGCCAAGCCGGACGCTAAGCGATTATTACGGCTCGATAATGCAAAAAACTGGCGGAGAAATCGTTCAGATTTACTCTACCGATTCTTCAGGAATAACTTTATCTGAACCAGTTGCCGGCACCATTAGATTAACGGTTGATTTTTCCGTGATCAATGAAGGGTTTATTGCTTGGGGTATAAGTGAGCAAATTGGAAGGTTAGAGATACTTCCGTTAGATGATGTAACATTTGAAGCGTCACCACGAGATAGTGAGAACCTAAAACCTGTTACAGTCAAGGCTTGGGTTATATTTAATGGAATTGGTGTACCCAGCATCATAGGTAGTTATAATGTGGCGAGTATTACAAATAATGGGACTGGAAACTATACTATCAATACAGAAAACGCTTTAGAACCAACAGCTTCAGTTTCTTTCCAAACAGATACATCAATTCAAAAAAGAATAGGCAGTAACATCCTCAACATTACTACATTCGACATCGCATCTAATCCTGTAGATTGTAATCTTGTATGTGCGCAGTATTTCTCAAGCTAATTTTTAAGGAGTAATTAAAATGGCAAAAGTATCAATTTTTGTAGAAGATGGAGAGCTTAAAATAATCAGCTGTCTTCCTAAAAGCATAACAGTAGCAAGAGCCAAAATCGATACTCCATACGGGCTACCTTTTAAGCTTATTGATTTTTCAGATCTGCCAGAAGACTACAGCAACAGAGAGCGATGGTTTTTTGATGGTGATCTATCAACTGATAATGATGGGTATGGTGAAAGAGAATGATTAAAGTCAAACAACTAACAGAGCAAGAGATTGCAACTAACAATAGTGTAGAAGCAAAGGCAATTCGTGATAGCTCCATTGAGTCCCCAATTGAATGCAATGGTTCGATATTTGATATAGACACAAAATCGCGAGATAACATTGGAGTCGCATTGCGAAAGGCTGACCGAAATGGGTATCCAGATACAGAGATTAGAGACTGGCGACTGGCTGATAACACCTGGCGAGAAACCACACTTGCAGAACTGAAGCAATTACTTGAGCTTTATGATGTTAGATTTGAGTCCGTATGGTATCAATTTAACATATGGGACGATGGCGACAAGCAAGAACCATTCGAAGTTGAGTTATAAAGAAAGGGCATATTGCCCCTTTTATTTAAATATGTTGATACTCTCTACTTATCTGCTTATCAACTTTCCTAGCTTTAAGTTTTGATTGCTGCCTTGTGTTAAATAGCTTTATCTTAGCTTTCTTTCTCTTGTTTTTTTCGGTAGGTCTTTTGGTGGTCATATTATTGAAAATGCGCTTTGCTTTACCAGTGTGTTTTGACATAGATTCCCCATCAAGTAAAAGGAAGAGGGCTTCGCGAAATTTATAAGCCCTCTCATTGAAACCATCCATTTATCTACTCGATATGCCAAAGGAAGTAACGCTCTAGCAGCGTGATGAGATATTGAGATACACCTCCACTGAATCTATTTTTAGTATAGATTATAATTTACGTACAATAACTGATGGAGTTAACAGAAATGAGCTACAGTTACGGCAAATCAAGCAGGGCAAGATTGGATACTTGCCACCCACTTTTAATTGAACTATTCGAAGATCTAATCAAAGATTACGACATATCTATCATTTGCGGGCATCGAACGGAAGAGGAGCAGAACAAAGCTGTCGCTAGTGGCAACTCAAAAACTCAATACCCAGACAGTAAGCATAACCGTCTCCCATCGCTTGGTATTGATGCAGCTCTGTATCCTATAATTTGGGATGACCACGGTAGGCACTACATGTTTGTCGGAATTGTAATTGAGAGAGCAATGCAGAAGGGTATTAATATTCGATGCGGAGCTGACTGGGATAGCGACTTCTCAACCAACGATCAAACATTTAATGATTTGGTTCACTTCGAATTGGTGGTGTAATTATGCTGGATAAAATAGCAAGTTTCTTTAGTGGTAGCGTCGTTAAATCAATAGAAAACATAGCAACTGAATGGATAGAAACCGATATGGAAACCGCAGAGGCCAAGTCGGTAATGATAAAAGCCCTAGACCCAAACGGTAAGATGAGGCGTGACCAGTCAAAAAATGTAGGCGGTATGTATAAGTTCTATTTAATTTCTACAGCCGCAATGATTCTGATAGAGCTAGTTTACTGTGTATTTATGGGTGACACGCTAACCAAGGAAGACCATGTGCTGATAGCTATAAGCAGTGCTACTAGCAAGATGACCGAATTATTTGTCCCCATCACAACCCTATACGGTGCAATAGTAACGGCATCTTTTGGTGTTAACTTCGCAAATGTCAAAGCTGGTAAATAAAAAACAAAGCCCCTTCGCTGGGGCTTATGTCTATCGAGTATTGGTAATTTTACTTATAACTCAACTCCTCAACTCTTTTTCTGGCTTGCCTTAACTCCGCTCTCATTACATGACGATCATGCCTTGCGTGTAGCTTGGCTTCTTCACCCAATACTGGCATCACTTCGCGAATAGCTTCTAGCTCTCCCATTAAATGCCACACCTCTAAACGCCACCACCACAAGCGGAACGGTCTAGTTATTGTGTTGATTATCTTCTTCATAATTCCAACAACCATTAACCAAAAATCAGCGATAGATAAGTCAGAGTGATACAGGTAGCTAAAACCCACCAACCATTCACGAACTTATCACCTTTACATTTGTCGTTATTAATCCAATCTTGCGCTTTCTTGTCGTATTTGTGATGGCTCATTTCATTCGCTCCACTTAACGATTGATTCGATTACAGCAATTATCGCTCGGTACTGTTCACCATGTTGAGTATTTGACTCGTATTCATATTCAACACGCACCTTAAACTCACCGAGCGTTAAACCAGTTTTACACCCGTATTCAATTAAAACTGTATTATCTGTTAACAAGTAAACACGGGTTGTGCGACTCACATAGCCAAAACCACCAAACTGATAATACTTCTTGAACTCATTTTCGTTGTAATGACACCACTCACCGAAGCTACAACACTCACCGAAGCTACAACACTCACCGAAGCTACAATTCCCACCGAAGCTACACCGCTCACCGAAGAGACAACTCCCACCGAAGCTACACCACTCACCGAAGCTACAATTCCCACCGAAGCTACAACACTCACCGAAGCTACACCGCTCACCGAAGCTACAACACTCACCGAAGCTACACCGCTCACCGAAGCTACACCACTCACCGAAGCTACACCACTCACCGAAGTTACTAACTTGTGTTAGGTCTGTGTTCGCTGGTATGTTTTTGATACCATTCACGTCACGTTCAATCGCGTCGAACTGCTCTTGTGTTAATTTATTTTTCATTTTCCGCACTCCTGATTTAACTTATCCTTGCTGGCTTCTTTCTTTGATAGCTCGCGCCAGCCTCTCTGTTTGCATTTCGGTGAGCAGTATATGGCGTTTTTACTTCCGAAGAACTCATCACCACACACCTTGCACTTTCTAATATCAATTGCCATTTAGACTCCTTATTGCTTTATGTGATAATTGTAGCTAAATTTAGTAACAAATAAAGAGAAAAAAATCGATGAATATACACCGACTTCTTTCCTTTTTTCGATTAACTTGGCTTATTACCCCTGCCCATGCCTTTTAGTATTAGCTTCTCTACTGCATTGGTATAGTTGCCAGACTCTTTAGCTGTCTTAGCTAGTTGGGCTTTTTCGGTGTAAAAATAAAGTCTTTGCAGCTCGAATATAGTTAACCCTTGAGTGTCGTTCATTTTCCGCTACTCCCAAAACTGCTAGTACCGCGTTCTGTATCTAATAGTTCATCAACAACCTCTAGTGAAACTTTAGATACTGGCACAATCATAAGTTGAACAATGCGATCACCTTTTTCAACTAGTGTCCCACCAACTGCAACCGATGTTAAAGGCGCGTGTATATCACCACGGTAGTCTGAATCTATAACACCTACATAGTTAGCCATTCTAATTCCTAGCTTTGCCATAGATCTCCTACACACCAACAAGCCGACATAGTTTTTAGGTATTTCGCAAGCAATTTCAAGGTTCATCATGCGAACATTACTAGATAGAACGGTTGTCTCAGTTGCGCACAAATCAAATGCAGCAGCTTCTTGTGAGTGGTATTTTGGGATTGGCTGATTCTTGCCTAATTTAATTTTCATTTTTATTTATCCTGGTAGTTACACAATTGGTTTAACACCATGCTCACGTAAAAGTGATCGATATCGTTTAATTTCTGTCTCGTAGTCAGACCAGTGTGGAAATCTTACTTTGAGCGGATCGTGCGATCCATCCAACCACACTAAATGTTCAGCTCCATAGTGGTACTCGATAAAGCCCTGATACTCCTTGCGCATTCCAGATCCTTGTTGATTGCACTTTACTGAGCATTGCTTGTGGATGTTAGTAAGCTCATACCGAATCTCTGGTGCTGCTGCTCTAGTTCGGTAATGTCCCGCGTCATACTTGATACTTGGTGAGTCAGTTCCGCAAGTGCAGCAAGGCTTATCCTTATCTCTAACATGCACTATAAATTGGTTAACTAACTTCTGAAGTTTATCTTGCCACTCCTTAATTGGCTTAACCTTCTTCTTATGCTCTGTATGTGCCCTATTTACCTTCCTTTTAAACTCAGCTTGTGATTTTGCAGCTTCCTTTTGTTTCTTCTCCTTGATCTTTTTAGAAAGGTTTATGGAGTGCTTCATTGCGCACTCTCTATCACAAAACCAATTAACGGGAGATTGGAATCCCTGGTTAGCTATTTTTTTGTTTTTACAGTGCTTACAAGTTCTAATTCTATTGCTCATCTTCTTTCTCAATATATCGAAAATTAAAACCGTGAGCGTTATAAAAACTCTGAACGTTATCCCTAAAGTCATTATGCTGGCGAGTGGATAACTTCCTTGTTACTTCCATTGCATTAACAAGAATTAATTGATTATCATCAGGCAATCCCCAAAAGTTAGTTTTCTTGAGGATGTAATCAACTACAGGACCGTTAACAGGGTCGGATAGTAAGATAGGCAATCCGTGATCTCTTTTCATTCTTGCAAAAACGGTTTGCACATCCTCGCCTGTTTCTTTGCTGATTTGGTTGGCCCAAACCCAAACCTGCGCATTTGCGCTCAACGAGCGTCTATCTGTCAACTTGAACATTAAGGGCTTAACGCTTGAATCAAAGTGATCATGGATCTCGCTTACAATGCGCTGTGTGTCCTCCATGATAAAACCACCTCTAACCATAAATTCTTTCATCTGTCGCACTCACTAATAACCGTTTATTGCCATCTTCCATTAACGCCCAGTTAAAGCTAATCCGCTTTAACTTAACGCCGAACATCTTTTCGCACATCACAGTAGCTTTGTAGATAGATTTGGTATCAAGATTGATTTCTGGCGTATTTATCGGCGCACTATCTAGTTTGTACCATTTAGCGATCATTCGACTATCTCCGCCTCTTCGACTTCCTTACCTAAACATTCAAGCGCATAATCACATGCTTCGTCACGATTTAGATTGTTATCAACAATGCAGCAAATCATTTCTTCTAGTAGGTCTTTGCTAATTTCAAACTTCACTTGCTTACCCCTCTAACTTGATTGATGGACGAATTAACTTAGGCGCAAACTCTCTTGTTAACATGTCCTTACCGCGCTTATTTCCCATTCGTGCAATGTACAAGCAACCAACTCTGATTCCTTCTTTGATTATTCTTTCCATTGTCTAACGCCTTGTTTCTTGGATAACTTATCTACTCAAGTAAATCTTGACCGTTATTTTTACGAAATTGATTTATGCCATCCATTAATGATTTCATACTTTGCTGTGACTCTTGCTTTTGGTTGTGCAATTCTTCAATACCAGGTAATGACTTCGGAAGTAATTCTACAGGTGTATTTTCAAAGGTCATGTAATTATCAATGAACTGTTTCTTTTTCCACTGAAGATCGCATTCCTTTGTTTGGCATAAACCAACCCAACTACCTAGATTCTTCACTGCGGCCATTGCTTGTTTATCTTCAAGCTTTAATGTTCCATATGAACCAACGGAGCTAATCGAGTTAATAACCTGCATCCATGCTAGCTCTGCTTTATCTTCTGCAGTTTCGTCATTAGCAGTTAAGTGTCGAATAATATCCGCAGGCTTAGGCATAAATGTTCCATGCCTTGGGTCGCGCAAATGGCAATCAATACCGTGGCTTATTTGCTCAAGCGTGAATTGCTGCAGTGCATTAAAGTAAATCCTTGCCTTTGGTTTACTGAATGACTTGTCGTAAGTTTCAGATAATCCCATCATAAGTTCTGCAAAGTCTTTAGCATCCGTTTCATAGTTCATATTAAAAGTCCTTTAGGTTATTCATAGTTTGCTGAGCTGCAGAACTAACACCACTAATCTGCATATTTGAACCGCCTTTATCTTGCGCTCGTTTTAGCCATGAGCTTATAAAGTTTTTAACTCCATTTGCTGTCTTGCGTTTTGTTGGGTTTGCATCAAGCCAGCCAATCATTGCTAGAAGCTCAATGTTTACATCAACTGCAGGGTATAAAGATTGATACTTTTCAATATCGCTTTTAGTTACGCCATGCTCGCCAGAATTTAACGGCATGAATATGATTGCGTTTTCTACTTCTGCAGTCGGTTTAGCTTTTGCCTTTGGCTTCTTCTTGTTTAAATAAGCCTCTAGCGCCTTATTTAGAATCCAGCTACCTGAGCGGTCATCAATCTTTCCAGCCGCCTGAGCATCTTTCCATAACTGATTATCTAACATTACGTTTGTTCTACAAAGTCCCACCACATATACTCCCGTGTAATTATTGTGTAGCTTTTACATACATTATACACACCTTCTTATAAAAAGAAAGGGGAATCAATCCCCATTCGATACTATTTGAAGTGTGACAAGCTTTTCTCTCAATCGTTTCAGCTCATCGCTAGCCTTTAATTTATCAGGCAGCTCCTTTGCGTATAGTTGCTTCTTCTTCTGCTTGGCTATCTGTTTCTGTGTTCGTGATATTACCCTTTTTAGGTGCGCAGGGTGCATTTAATCTCCTCAATTGCCTTGTATGCAGCTCTGCATTCATCAAGGCTTTTCAATGATCCTGTGTGATACTTGAACCCTAGCTTTTTAGAAATCAACTTATATAGCTCCGATCTCTTCATTCTCCCATCTTTCCATACTGGATCGATAATCCCATGCAATGCCTGTCTATGCTTTTTGATTTCAGGAGTTGGTATGCATCCAAGTGGTTGAGTTCTGTTTTTTGTCTTATGGTGACAGCCTACAAAGTTATTGCAGCAATCACATTTCCAGAAAGGGAGTTTAGCTAAATCACTTCTGTGCGGATAAATCTCAATTCCATTGGTTAATCTAGCCTCGATTTCATCTTCACATGAGCAGCAATAGATATTCATATTCTTTAATCCAATAGTTCAATTAAGACATTAGGTTTGATATACCCAATGCACTTTAAAGTAAAAATATTTAAGAATAAGCCAATCAGGTATCACGCCATATTTAAAGTGTTCTCACACTAGTCACTCTTTCGAGTATCAAACCTAAGTTAGCTATGTTTGTCGCAGTCTTATGCTTAGATGGCTTATTCGAATGTCATTGGTGTTTTATATACCGCTCTAGCCAACTGGTTGCGGCACTTACTTTGCGGATAGCTAGTGGAAGCTAAGGTGTGAACTCTGTGGAGGCTGTAAGGAAGTGGATTGTGTCTGGCAGGATTCGAACCTGCATCTGCCCCGCTGTTAACGAGAGTTTGTACCATTTAACTACAGACACAAAAAAGGGCTTAGTAAGTAACAACCCCGTTGGAAGTGGGGCGCAAAACAGTAAGTTTAAAAAACCCTCCGTGATTGCTACTGACTAAACCCACTTACTTTTTGACTTTCTAACGGCTTCCACACCGCGTATTACGTTACTATTTTACTACTTGTTTATGTTTCATTCAAGTGACCACACCTCCCGCATTAAAAATTCCACATGATTTTTGTCTTTTAACTTCGCTGACATGATCAGATAATGTGTTTTGTTGTAACAATGTCGATAGTCATCACCGAAACGCTCAATACCTCGAATGATGCGCGTGTATGTATCGCTGTTGGTTCTTAGTGTCATTTTCATAGCAACCACCAGCTAATCATAGCCACTCCGCTTACAAGCATCAAGAACACCAATTCAGCCAATATTCCTACTCTCATTTTTTATTCTCCGCTAAATCTAAAATTGATACTTTGCTTTTTCTTGCCTTGCCACCAGAAGGGTTCATTCCTGGCGTTGCTTCATATCTTTGTCGAGTTCTTCTTTGAAGCTCTGGCAGTGACGGCGATTCTTCTTTTTGCTCTGTTGGTTCTGGCGCGCAAGGCTCTGGAACTGGTTTGTTGTCGTGTTGAATATTACTTTCTTCATTTCTGACCTCTCTAAATATTTGTGATACTTGTTCGTGCGTGTAGCCTAGCTATCTGGCTCGGGTAACTATCTAACCAAAGGCGTCAAACTTAGCTACGTCATTGAGAGGCTTAGCAGATAGATATCTTTGCCTTACCTCCTCTCTGTGCTGATTGGTGACTGGTTTGATAGTTCACCTTTTACTATATGTATTATTCAATGGGATTGGTCTTTGCGCAACTCTTTGTATAACTCCTGAATGAACTCGACCTCTTCTTCGTTTGCTTTTAGAGTTAGCATTCCCATTACTCCAAAGTTTTTTAATGCGCTCTTTATGCTGATTACCATAATGTCTGCATTATGCGCTATCTCTTTATAGGCCTGCCACTGATCGACCGTTAAGTTAAGCACTTCTTTTCTGATTCTGTATTGCTTCATCTTCTCTATTCCTTATGTTTAGTCTTTAAGTTCAACAATCAAATGAGGCGCATATTCTTTGATGTATCGAACCAAGTCAGAGTCTTTTATTTTTATGGAGGCTAACTAAGTTGATCCGCCCCATGCTTTTGGCCCTGCAATTCTGTAGCTGCAGTCATATCCATCGACACCCATGTAAGCAAGCTTACTACCTTCTGCATTTCTGTGTATTTCTAGTAAATGTTCCATCAGTCTTTCTCCTATGTGGTAGTCTAAAATGTCATTATTCTTGAATGAATCATCTTTATCTTTCACCTTGCATTCAACCCTTTGTAATGCGCCGCCAATTTCCAACCCTAACTTACTGGTGAACCAAACCTCAGTGCCTTGATAGAAAATATTGCATCTTGCCAATTTGCCACTCTCAAGCTTATATATTGCTCCGTGTTCCAAATCGCTTATTTTCATATTCACCTCTAATAGCCAGTTAACCTAAACGCCTATCTGTCATTTGACCGTTAAGTACACCAATCCGATGTATTAACTCTGTCTTGCTAAAACCTATTAACTTTGCTTGCTCCGTGAAGCGGTCTGTAATCGTTTTTAAGAGGCTTAGATTTTTGGCGTCTTCTTGTCTTAGTTCTCGGTTGCAAGCCTGTGCTAGTCCGTTCAAGGCTGCGTGTTGTTGTTCTGTTTTCATAATCCTTTACCTATTTTTGAGATTTGTCCAACTAGGAGACCTCGCTCTTGTTTTAGCAATCCGATTTTTCGCTTTTCTTTATATGCTCCAATGCAGTTTAGGCAACCATGCTCTTTGAGTATGTCGTAGAATTCGCAGTAACTACCCCACGCATCGTATCCGCTACCACTATCGCTCGCTGACTATTCACGATCTTCCTTTGACCACTGGTACGCAACTGTTAGGCAGTTGTCGTAAATATCTTTGTTGATAGCCTCGTAAAATTCTTTAATTTCAGAGCCGTGACACTTACACAAGTTTATTTCTCTTTGGGACTGTCTAAGTTTTATCTCTTCGCCTATTTCGCCGATGCGTTTTGCAAGTTTTTCTAATGTATTCATAATATGCCCTCACTATAGTGATTCAAATTCAACGTGAACTAGATTTCCGTCCCAATTATTTTTCATTGGTAGCTTGTTGCTCAGGTATGCTCTATAAAGCCATTTAGCACCAGCTAGCGTTAGTGTGGTTTCGGCAACTTGACCGTTCCAACCTGTTTTTTTATTCTCCTTATCTCTGTATGAGACCTTAAAGTATTTATCACGAGCGTAAGAGGTTGGTTCTATACCTCTAGCTGTCTTGAGTAGCATACCCATACCTATTAGCTTGTTATTAACCTGCTGAACATTTACACCATTAAGTTGACGGAAAAATACTGGCGCTGTCGTACCTTTGGAAAATTGAGCGGTTATAGTATTGCAAACGCCCTGTAAGCGATCCACTTCCAGCATTGCAGCTTCTTTTTCTTCCTCAGCTTTGATTACCATTAAAGCGAGTTCTTTTGTGCTTGGTAATGCAGGTTTATTTTCGTTTCCCTTATTAATCCAATATCTAGTAATCATCTCTAGATATTCAATGTCGTATTTTGCGACAAACATTTTTGATTCGAGCTCTGGAAGGTGGTACTCAGAAACGTATCCGCGACTATCTAATGATGGTCGAATAATCTGACCATCTATTTTTTCAGAAAACATACCCCTGATTGACTCGTTAATGTGCTTCTTTTGCTTACCAAGCATTTTTGCAAGCTGGCTAGATGTCATTGTTGCTGATTGGTTACTTGTCATTAGTTGGTTCATTCTCTCGCTCCAGTTTCCATTGCTCAATTAACTTCTTAACTTCTGGCACCAGCTCAACAGGAACTGATACTCGCTTAACTGCCCATTCGTTTGGTGGGCGACCTGCTTTGTTATTCATCTGCTATCCTTCGTTTCGATAAATTAATCATAGATTAACTGGTTTTAAAACACCAAGGAATTAAATCGATTGATAATCTAATATTTATGAGAAAAATCGATTAACAATCTCTAGGCAATAAAAAAGCCCGCATAAGCGAGCTTTTTTTGGTGGAGGTGCTGGTGGTGTGTTAATTAAAACTCATTGCCTTGATATCCGTTATTCTGGCTACCTTGGTTTTGATACCCTTGATTTTGATTTTGATAGCCGTGACCGTTATGGTTGTTGTTTTGATATCCGCTTTGTTGCTGATTGTTTTGTTGGCCCTGATTATTGTCTTTCTCGAAGACTTGCCCCTGAGTCGACCCTGTCGGCCCCCATAATTCAAAAGATTGAGATCCATCATCCCACGTTGTAAGCTCGCCAATGGTTTTCCAAACTTTCTTTGTTTGGCCTTGCCCATCTTGGTACTCACGAATTGCGATTGTCATGTTTTTTTTATTTGCTACTTGTGCCATTTTTAATTCCTTAGTAATTGATAGTTAAGTTGCGGATTTGATTTTTAGCGATGGCAGAAACAACTTTCTTCGCTGTTTCCTCATCGATACCGATTGCAATTATATCTTCTTTTGACTGCTTGCATATTTTGCCAACGTGACGCTTATTTGCTTCGAGTTTTTCTTGCTCAATGCGCTGGTGCTCTTGTTCATCCTTTTGGCGTTGAACCTCTGCTTTTCTGGCTGCTTCCGCTGCCTCCTTCGTGTCACGCTTCGCCTTTTCTTCTGCCGCTATACGATTAGCTTCAGCTTTACGCTCTTGCTCAATGCGGCGCTGTTCTGCTTCTTCAGCTTCGCGCTTCGCCTTTTGCTCGCGCTTGATTGCATCTTGCTTTTCTTGCTCAATTAGTTCGCGCTCTTGCTGTTGGCGCTGAATCTCTTCCTGCCTTGCTCGCTCAGCTGCTTCAGTTTCAATGCGTGCCTTTTCAGCTTCACGCTCTGCATTTTCTTCAGCAAGCCTAGCTGACTCCTCGCGCTCAACTTGCTCTCTGCGTAGCTTCTCAAGCTCGACTCGCTCAGCTTCAACTCTTGCGGCCTCAACCTCTCTTTCAATTGCCTGTACATGGCGGTTTGTTAGCTGTTCAAGCGTTAATGCAACCAGTGCGGCAACTTCATCAACGCGGCGTCCAAATCTCTCCTTTGAAATATCAGACTCGGCAAGCTCGTCAATCATAATCTCAATTTCAGATGAGTGCTTTTCAATTGCCAAGGTTGGCATATCTTTGATTGATATAATGCGATCTTCTATTTCTAGTTTGATACGCTTCTTTTCGTCATCAATAGCTTTATACGCTTCCTTGAATGGGATTTCGATCGATGATATCTCGCTTGTTAATCGCTTTGCTTCTGAGTCGATCATTTTGCCAAATGCTAACACTGGCGCTTTCATCTCCTTGCGGCTTTTTTCAAGAGATGTTCTTAGTTTTGTCATCTCACTGGCGATTGACTTAGATCGGCCATACCCTTCCGTGGTTGAAGCGTCTGGAACTTCCGATCCATAAGTTTCTCGAAGTTCAGCTAGTCTTGCGTCAACTTCCTTATATTCAGTAACGGTGCCGTTTTGTACTTCTTCGTTGATCTTACTTAGTAGTTCCATTTTGTGCCTCATATGCTTTTTTTAGTTCATTAAACCTATAGTCAAACATAGCCTTAGCTTTCGTTAGGTACTTTTCAGGGCTAATACCAAGCTTGCGGCATTCTGTGTGTATCTTCTGGCAGTCAGCCTTGTGCATAGCGTTAAGTGAATGAGATATAGTTACCTTCGAGTATTTAGTCGCCCATTCGTGAACCTCTTTATCAAACGCTTCAATTTTCTGAGGTAGTTCAGATTGAGCTTTCATGTCTTTTTCGCTTTGTAGTATCTGTTGGTATTCTTGGCTATCCATTAGACCAAGGAATATATCAGCACCAAAACCAAGCATTGACAGTGATTTTTTTATAGAGTCTGCAAGAGTTTTCTTGAAATACTCACCATCATGCGATGGTCCGTACTTTGTTCGACTGATGTATGGAGTGTGACCGGCTTGCACTGGGCAGGTTATCTTTTCATCGCCAATCATGTACCACAACCTAACAATCAAAGTGTGCGTTATTTCTTTAACTTCTGGTGTTATGTCTCCGTTCTCATGTGTTACTGCGTCTTGGATTATCGCACCTTCGTCGAACCTTTCAGTTTCAACCTCATAACCCCATCCTTTACCAAACATCCCAAACTCTTTAGTTGCCATCATAACCACTGACTGCAAACTAAATGATGTTATTTTTTGCCCTTTAACGTTTGCTTGCTTGGTGTACTTTTGGTCGATGGTTTTATTTCGATCCCAAACGTTCATGTTTAAATTGTCGCTCATCGCTTTTTCTCCATATCAGCAACTATCAAAGAGCGTATGTATGCAGTGATTGTCCCATACTCTTCTTTTTTATCCCTCAGCCATTCAGCGGTTTTCCCTTTGGCTACCCACTGCGGCACTAATTGTTTTTCCATGCTTATTCCTCTTCGTTTCGATGAGTTAAATTTAGCCTGTAGATAAAATACAGTCAATCATTTTTACGTATTTATTTTATTATTTTTTTATTGACAAGATATAATGTTTATTCTAATATGAATCCATCAAAACAAAACAAGGTCACGCAAATGAAGCGATTAACAATTCCAACTGTAACAACTAGCTTTAATGACAGTTATATGGTTATCAGTATCGATCCAAAAGTTCTAGCTATAGCAATTGCCAATAATGGAGAGTACGCCCAAGACTTGATTTCACATCTTCGTGATGAGCTTGGCAAGGAACTGTTCGATTCAATTGTAGAGGAGAAGTGTTAATGAATGTAATGATGACATATCTATGCCGAAAGGATTGGGAAGAACAGTGGGAAGATCAACTAATTCACGCTTTCCAAACTACTGATCATAGCTTTGATGATGTAGACGACTTTATCCATGATGCTTGGGAGAATAGGTTAGAAAATGAAACTGAAGATGCACTAACAACTAGGGAGTTAAATGATGAGTATTAACGCGATAAATCAAAAAGAAACCAGTGAGTGCAGAATGAGATTTTAATCTGTACCAAAGGCTGATAGAAACTACAATCTATCAAAAAAGATGATTAATAAAATGAAAACCAGAAAGCGCATTGCTGATGAGCTTGGTTGAGATTTGTCAGTAATTAATACAGAAATCTTGGTTTAATTTTTAGATTAAAAAAGGTGATTTATTGTGAAACTCATAGCTAGTATTTTGGTTGTTATTGCACTGTCTTGATGATATTGCATTAATGAAAAGGTTGAGAGAATGTACCAGTTATACACTATAAATTGTGAAGGTGATGGCTTTAAGGATTACTCAGAATTAGGAAGTGATATAGTTGTTTTTGTATGCAGCAACGGTAATCTCGGAAGGTTTGGGTTTTAATGGTCTACTTATGATTGAGAATTACTTAGCACTAATTGTTTTACTTTTAATAACTCGCATCTCTAAAAGGTGCGAATTGCCATGCATTATCATAGCGTTTTACGTGGCGTATATTGTAATTGACATCATGATAACTTATGATAATAGGTGGTTTTATTTGATAAACGCCGTTCTCGATATTGTTATAATGCTTATGTGTTTTCGATTGATCTTATCTGGAGTGTCATATGCAAAGACTACATTCGCCTTCATGCTTTACGTTGCGGTATTCTATGTCATTCCAGACCTATCAATGTACTCTATGCTTAATATGAAACAATACCATCTAGTGACTGATATTTACTACTCGGTCATGAATGTTACGGTTTTTATTGATATACTATTCGCATTAGTTGGCTCTGATAATATAATAAGCAAGTGGCTTTTTAAGGATAATTAGTGCATGAAGTACTGATTCTCGTATATGAAAACTGGAGTAACTTTGTTGATGATCAGATGGGTGTTATACTTATAACATTAAGCATTGGTCATCTTGCCATACAAATAATAAAAGGTGCATGGATAGTATATGTCGATAGATACAAGCCAACTGGCGAACGGTGTGACCGGAACAACTGTCGCAACAGGCGTGGTGGGTAGTGGGTTATCACTAACTAGCATTATTAGCGAGTACGCCCTAGTGATTACTGTTTCTTGTACATTTTTTGGTGTAATTATCGCCCTAGTTTTTCACATTATAAACTCAAGAATTAATAGAAAGCGCCTAAACATACAGCGAGCTGACAAGGTTTCGCAATGGATAAGTGAAGGTAAGACTATTGATGACATCGAGAAAATACTTGCCATTACAGATGGGATATACAAAAAGAGATAATCATGATCGTCGATACTAAAATGATTCTTACTGATAATTAAGATTATGGTTACATGTATGGTTCGGCCAATAGTGTCGATCGGATTATGAAGGATTTAAATCTATAGGGCAGACGCTAACAGATGGATCTGCAAGAACCGTCACTTTTCTAATGTATGAAATTGGTTACACTGGTGATGTGATAGTTACAATTAACAGAATATCGAGGTAGTTATGCCAAAGAAGCGAGTTTACAACCCAAAAACGACACCTAAGTCAAAATTAAAGCGAAAAGACCGAATGCGTATGATTAACGGGGTTCCCGACAAAAAAGGATACATAAAGTAATACAGACCGCCAAATGGCGGTTTTTTGTCTCCTCAATAATTTGTTATAATATTAGAAATAAAGGCTGAAATAAGGGTAAGAAATGCCTAAGTCATCAACAACATTAAAAAAAGGTGATAATCTACCACCACGCGGAAAAGCAAAAAAAAATCTAATCCTTGATGCTATATCAGAAAGGGCGCTTCTAGGTCTTGATAAGGGAGCTTCAAGAGATGAAGCAGAAAAGGCTGTGTTCGGGTTCCTTGCTGAGTCTGCCTTTAATCCTACCGAGGATACATCAGCAGTATCAAACACATGCCTAAATCAATTAATGAAAAAGGGCTGGCCTGATGTTAAGCCGGTATATCAACCGGTAGAATTTGAATTAAACGAGAATTCAAAACCTCACGAAAAAGCATCACAAATACTCAAGGCTGCTAGTGATGGTATTTTACCTCCAGATATTGCTAATATGCTAATATCCTCAATAGCCTCTATGCTTAAGATCGAAGAGGTTACAGAAATCAAGCGCGAGATAGAGAAGATTAAAGAGATGCTAGGTATTAATAATGAGTAGCATCCTTCGTGACATTAAAAAGATAAAACCTCTCGTTGCGTCTATGAGTGGTAATATTGAACCTACTGTGTATGGAATAATTGATAGGGTTGATAATGTAGATGGAGAGTTGGTTCCTCACGTTATTAGGAGATGGAAGGGCACTATAGGTGATATGTCGGAAACGGATGAAGAACCGACCATTTACGTTATAGAGAAGTTTGAGATAGCCTTGTTGGTTCATAAGAAATACAAATGCTTCCCTGGCTCTCGAGCATCAACCAAGACTATGTTTGCTCAAAATACCCAAGTATCAGAGGTTCACACTACCGGTCAAAAAATATATGTACTTCGTGAGCGTATGAATTCAATTAAGGAATCAATATTTTCAGGCATTGAGTCAACGATTAAAAAGTCTGGGCTTTCTGGGTTTTTATCTGTTCCATCTAGGTGGGAAATACGAAACACTAATGGTGGTAAGTTTGTATTTGGTGGGATGCAGAACATTATTGACATGAAAGGCGCATCAGATTTTAAGCGGTTTTTGATGGAGGAAGCTGAAAAGACAAAGCAATCTACAATTGACACTCTTGGCCCGACACTTCGCGATGTTGATGGTGCTGAGCTTTGGTATATCTGGAACGTTGCTAGCTCTCAAGACCCAATGTCAAAGGAGTTTATTATTCCTTACCAGTCTGAGCTTGATAAGAACGGTGTTTATGAGGATGAGCATCACTTGATAATATTTACCACTCATGAGGATAACCCTTGGCTTGAGCATGATGAGTCGTTAAGGCTTGAGCTAGCTAAAGATAAAGAGAAAAGGGATAAGGGTATTATGTCAAAATCAAGGTTTGATAATATTTGGCATGGGAAGTTTAACGATGATTGCACAACGTCAATTATTCAGGAAGACTGGTTTAACGCCTGTATAGATGCCCACAAAAAGTTAGGATTTAAGGCTAATGGGATAAAGGTCGGCGCTGGAGATCCATCAGATATCGGAACTGACCCGTTTGGATTCTCAATTAGGCATGGAGTTGTTGTTACGCATATTGATGAGATTGAGGGCGATAACGGGAATAGAAAGATGGATGAGGCATGTAAGGTTGCAATCCTTAATCAAGTTGATTCGTTTGGTTATGATGCTGATGGGCTAGGTGCAACTCTTAGGGATAACGCTCACGCAGCCTTTGCAAATAAAGGAACAAAAGTTTATGCCTATAAAGGGTCCGAATCATGTCACTTGCCCGATGCTGCTTTTAAAAGTGAGACCGCTCAGTTGACGCAAACTAATAGGGCTTTATTAAATAAAGATGTATTCAAAAACAAGAAGTCGCAGAACATTGTTGATTTTGCGGATCGGGTTTTTAGGACTTACGAAGCGGTGGTTGAAGGTAAGTATTACGACCCTGATACGCTAATAAGCTTTGATAGTGAATCAATTAAGGCTAATATGCTTCAGAAACTTAAAGCTGAAGCGTGCAAGCTACCAATAAAACCAGGTAATACTTTGCAGTTCTACACCAAGCCAGAAATGCGTAAAGGCATAACTTTGCCAGATGGATCAAGGCTCGTCATTCCTTCACCTAATCTTTTCGATGCTGTTGTGGTATCATTTGATAGAGATTCACTTGTAACCGTGGGAACTCAACCACGAGCGATACCAAGGCCATTGAGAACTATGGGGCGTAAATAATGCTTACACTGGACGAATTAAAAAAGCTTCACGATAAGGCGTATAACGCCAATCAAGTAACGAGAGAGCAAGCCTCTGATGATTTAATCTTTTATCACGTTACCCAGTGGGATGATCAGTTGCTTGGTGACTCACAGTTACAGTATCGCGGTGAGTTCAATGTACTTAGAAAGGCTGGTCGCCAAATCATGGCAGACCTTTCCGCAAGCCCTGTTCAGCCAGATTTTCATCCAAAAAATGAATCAAGAAGTGATGATGCTGAGATTATGGACATGCTTTACAGAGCTGATGACCGAAGGCTTGCAAGTCAAGAGGCTTATGATTTTGCAAAACAGGATGCTGTTGTGTGTGGTTATGGGGCTTGGGAGTTATTGACCGAGTATAGAACTAATGCGATCGGAGATGATGACCAAGTAATTAAGCGTCGATATGTACCAGAAGCAAATAACACATGTTTATGGGACCCTAATGACAGCTCTCTAGCAAAGGAGAATGCCAAATATGTATCTATGCTTACTAAGTTTTCAGAAGATGGTTATTGTGACTTAGTTCGCGAGCTAACTGGTGATGATGACTATCAGTACTCTCAAGCTAGCTTTAAAGATCCAGAGCAAAGCTATACATTCCCGTGGGCTGGCGGTGAAGCTAAAAAGATTTACGTGGTTAGCTTCTACCACCGAAAGAAAGTAAAAGACAATGTATTAACATTTGTTGACCCTTTTGAGCAAACATTATCTCTGTATGAATCGCAAATAGAAGAGCAGATGGATGAGTTAGTGAGCTCAGGTTATGAAGTTCTATCCACTAAGGAAGTGATGCGATGGGAGGTTAGGAAATACATCGCGTCAGGTGAAATGATACTTAATGGAGATGTTAACCAAAAAACAGGAGAAAGAACTGGTGAGGTTGTGGCTGGTGAATTCATACCAGTAGTGCCAGTTTATGGTGAGTACGCTCCACAGTTAGAAGGTGAATCTTACTGGTCTGGAATTACTCGATTAGCTAAAGACCCGCAACGACTTAGAAACTTTCAGTTATCATACCTAGCTGATATAGTTTCTCGCTCACCTAGAAGAAAGCCAATCTTTACCCCTGAGCAGATCCAAGGGTTTGAGATTATGTATGAAGAGAACGGGGCAGATAATAACTATCCGTACCTGCTTCAAAATAGAACAACAGCACAGGGTGAGCCTCTTCCGCTGGGTCCTATCGCTGAGATGCCAGATCAACCTATCCCTCAAGCACTTGCGGTAAGTATTGATCTAACCAGACAGGCTATTGAGGATGTTGCCAGCCCTGGATTACCTCAAAATGTAGCTGATCCAGATATGTCAGGTAAAGCAATATATGCAATACAAAATAGAATAGACCAGCAGTCATACATCTATCAGTATAACTTCAAACACGCCAAAAAGAGGGATGCTGAAATATATGCATCTATGGCTAGTGAGATTCACGACACACCTAAAGTTATCACCGTAGAGACTGCAGACGGAAGCATGAAGCAGATCGATCTCATGCGAGTTGTCATTGATAGTGAAACTGGGGAAGCTTTAGTTCTTAACGATCTAACTAACATGGAGTTTGATGTTTATGCCGATATTGGCCCGTCTTATGAGTCGCAGAAACAGCAGACTCTAGAGAGACTGGAGATAATGGCTAACTCGGTTGCAAGCACAGATCCAGCATTACATAAGATTCTAGTTATGAAACAGCTTGAGATAATGCCAGGCGTTGATTTTGATGATGTTCGCGATTATGTTAGAAGTCAATTGCTGATTATGGGAATAAAAGACCCAGAGACAGAGGAGGAGGCTCAGGTTGTAATGCAATCACAACAAAGCCAGCAGCAAGACCCTGCTATGGTTCTAGCCCAAGCAGAGATGACAAAGGCGCAATCAATGCTAACCAAAGAGCAGCGACAAGCGCAGAAAGACCAAGCTGATATACAAATTAACTCTGCCAAGGTTGAGATTGACGCTTACAAAGCTCATACAGATCGAGCAGAACAAGAAGTTAAAGCGGTGGAAGCTGGTGCAAACATCAATAAAACACTGTCAGAAACAGAGGCTATCAATGTTGACTCTCAAGTTAAAAGAGCGCAAACAATAGCAAACCAATTCAGAGGAGCATTGATTCAGTGACATAACTTCAGCGCGAGGAAAGAACGAATATAGGTATGGGGAACAGCACAGACAAGTACAGGAGCCAAAATCCCACTTCTTGCAAGCACTCTCTATCGGGTGTAAAATCAAATTACTGAGATGAACAGGTTAAACATGAATCTACTCATGGATTGCATGAGGTTTTACTTGATCAAAACAAGGTGACATAAAATGCCAAAGAATCAAACTTTGGAAGAGCTAAAGAAAGGAAACGCAGAAGCTGAGAATGGCACAGAGGTGGAAACCGCAACCACCAATGTAGAAACTCAAGTTGAAGCGGTAGAAGAATCTGAAGTTGAACCACAACAGGTTGCGGAACCTAGTGATGATGAAACTGAAGAAGATACTACTCCTGCCTGGATGCAAGCAGGCGATGACGAGCCTGATGATGACGATTCTTTTTCTAACTCTGATGCGGCCAATATTCGACGAAAGTGGAAAGGCAAGCTGAAGGAGGTGGAAAAAGAAAAGGACAGTGAAATTGATGAATTGCGCGCAAAAATAGCAGCGCTTGAAGTTAATAAACCTGTCGCAGCTAACTCTGTATCTATGCCTACAATGGAAAGTTGCGATTTTGACGAGATTGAGTATCAATCACAAATGACTTCTTATTTTGCAAGTCAGATCGATACAAAGATTCAAAAACAAAGTCAAACAGCTAGCCAAAAGCAAGCGCAAGATGAAGCTGTAAAGCAGCAGGAAAAGGCTATTAACAGTCATTATGAACGAGCTGCAAAGCTGGCGAAGGAGTCAAATATTACTCCAGAGCAGTACCAAGCCAGTGATATTGCTGTTCGAAAGGTTGTAGCTAGCATTCCTAACTTTGGTGAGCAGCACGCTGACGCTGCAGTAGACGGTATCATCTCAATGATTGGTGATGGTAGCGAGAAGCTAATGTATTATGTTGGCGTAAATAAGCAGGCCAAGGCCAAGTTTAAGGATGCACTTGAATCAGATCCATCTGGAATTCGAGCTGCAATGCTTCTTGGTGAAATGAAAGCGACTGTAATGCAACCGGTCAAAAAAGTTAGTAAAGCTAATAAGCCTACCACACAGGTTCAAGGTGATGAAAAATCCGACACTGCATCTTTATCTAGCTGGCAGCGTAAGTACGAAAAGGCAAAGGTAGGGCAGGAAAGGTTTAAGATTTACCAAGAGGCCAAGAAGGCCGGGTTTAATGTTCATTCTTGATAAAGGTAAAATCTTATGTCTACATTAAGTGCAGGTAAAATCGCTGAAGTAATGTTCGGCACGTTTGTTGAGAAATACAAACACCAATCGGTAATGCTCGATCTCATTGATGGTGAATCGGCAGATCCAATTAAGCTTCAAAATGCTGGCAATACAATATGGTACCCAGTGCAGCAACACCGACCAATTCTTGCTGGTTTTGACTTAACAGGTCAGGAGCAAGGAATTATCGAAGAGACAGTTCCTATTTCTTTAGGAACTCCTAATAATGACCTAATCGAGCAGCGCATTGACAATATGCGTGATATGCGATTCTGGGAGC